AGTCCTTATTCACCGTTTGGTGTTTCAGGTGTTACATACGAGGGTAACCCATTTGCATTTAAAGTTTCAATGGATTCTACTGACACCAATTACATATCAAAAGTATTTGGCCAATCAAATTTTGGAAAACCAAGTAATGAAGTACCTTTGTTTGTTGAGGAACAATTTACTAATTTCTTAAACTACTCATACAAAAAAGGTTATATTAGAGGTATACAATCATCAGTAACCGCATTACCGTCAGCACAAGACGATAACAGTTTAAACCGTTCAATTGGTTGGTACTTAGAACAATATCAAACACCTGAAACACCATATTTGGTTTCTGAATTAAGGGGTACAAGTGTTTATAAATTATTTAAGTTTATCTTAATTTCAGACGGTAACGACGCAAACCAAGAAGTTAAAATTTCAATTTTAAACATTTCGTTTAATAATGGAACATTTGATGTAGGAATTAGAGCTTACAATGATACAGACGCAAATCCTGTTTACTTAGAAAAATTTACAAATTGTACAATGAATGTAGGTACCAATAGTTATGTTGGTGTTAAAATAGGAACGAGTGATGGCGAATACGCCGTAAGGTCAAAATATGTAATGTTAGAAATGAGTAACGAAGCACCTTTAGACGCATTACCGTGTGGTTTTGAGGGTTACTTAATGAGAAATTACTTTGGAGCTGTTACACCATTCCCAATTTACAAAACTAAATATGATGTTGCTGGTGAAGTAATTTATCAACCACCATTCTCAACAGTTCAAAGAAGCTCTGGAGATAAAATTAATAGAACGTTCTTAGGTCTTTCTGATACAATTGGATATGACCCTGAATATTACAACTATAAAGGAAAACAAAACCCACCTAACATTGCAACTGCGGTATCGTCAAGTGATTGGGATTTTGTATCAAAAGGTTATCACATGGACTCAGGAGCAACTGCTGTTACCATTTCAAGCGTTTATAGCACATCAGGTACTTCAGCATTTGAAGTTGGTAATGCGTCGTTTACTTCTGACCCGACAAACCCAACAAATCCATACTTCAGAATTCAATCAAGAAAATTCACATTGTTTGCACGTGGTGGATTTGACGGATGGGACATTTATAGAGAGTATAGAACAAACAATGATACCTATGTGTTAGGTGGTTCGGGTTATATGAAAGGTGCTGCACCATCAACACAATTTCCAACTGCGACTGGATGGGGAGCGTTTAAACAAATTACCGTTGAGGGTAACTCAACTGATTTTGCAAACACCGACTATTATGCATATTTGTTAGGTCAACAAACATTTGGTAATCCTGAAGCGACAAACATTAACGTATTTGTAACTCCGGGTATTGATTTTGTTAACAACTCAAACTTAATTGAAGACGCAATTGATATGATTGAATCTCAAAGAGCTGACTCATTATACATCATGACTTGTCCTGATTATAATATGTTTGTAGACACTACAACATCAGTAGCAACAGATTTAATTTATCCAACTGAAGCGGTTGACAACTTAGATACAGTTGGTATTGATTCAAACTATACCGCGACGTACTACCCTTGGGTATTAACAAGAGATACTGTTAATAATACACAAATTTATCTTCCACCAACTGCGGAAGTTTGTAGAAACTTAGCGTTAACTGATAACATTTCATTCCCTTGGTTCGCATCTGCGGGTTACACAAGAGGTATTGTAAATTCGGTTAAAGCTCGTAAGAAACTTACACAAGACGACAGAGATACTTTATATCAAGGTAGAATTAACCCAATCGCAACATTCTCAGATGTTGGAACATTAATTTGGGGTAACAAAACTACCCAAGTTGCTGAATCAGCTCTTGATAGAATCAACGTAAGAAGATTGTTATTACAAGCTCGTAAGTTGATTTCAGCAGTGGCTGTTAGATTGTTGTTTGAACAAAATGATGACAAAGTTAGACAAGATTTCTTGGACTCTGTTAATCCAATCTTGGATTCAATCAGAAGAGATAGAGGTTTAATTGACTTTAGAGTTGTTGTAACAAACACACCTGAAGACTTAGACAGAAATACAATGACAGGTAAAATTTACCTTAAACCAACAAAGGCTCTTGAATTCATTGACATTGAGTTCTTGATTACACCAACAGGAGCTTCGTTTGAAAATATCTAAAAATAAACACGGGAGAAGAAATAAAACTCTTCTCCCTATTATTTATATATAAAACTATGGAATTCACGAAAAAAATATTAATGGAAAGTTTGGAAGTACCAACTAATGGTAAAAAAACTTATTCTAAAAAACCACAAAACATTGTTTTAACTGAATCACAGTTAGAAAGCATCATTTCAAAATTATCAAAAGACAAAAAGTAATGAGTTTAAAAAAATCAATTAGAAGACACTTGTTGGAAATGGTAACTGAGGGTATGGACCCATCAGGATTACCTGACCACAAATATTATGCTTTTGATTGGGATGACAATGTAATGAACATGCCAACAAAGATTATGATTTTGGATGACAAAGATAATGAAATTGGTATGTCAACAGATGATTTTGCTGAACACAGAAACGAATTGGGAAAAAAACCATTTGTATATAATGGAAAAACCATTGTTGGTTTTGCGTCAAATCCTTTTAGAAATTTTAGAGGTGAAGGTGAAAAACAATTTTTGGTTGATGTAATGTCGGCAAGTTTGGGACCATCGTGGGATGATTTTGTTGAGTGTATTAATGGTGGGTCAGTTTTTGCTATCATCACAGCTCGTGGACACAACCCAATGATTTTAAAACAAGCGGTTTACAAACTTATCAAAAATAATGTGAGTGGTTTGGACCAAGAAAAATTGGTGGAATCATTAAAAAAATATCGTGATTTTACAGGTGAGGATATTAAAGATGACAATACAATGATTAAAGAATATTTGGACATGTGTCGTTTTCACCCTGTATCATTCGGAACTGGTTCTGAAGCCAATCCTGAAGAAGGAAAAATAAATGCGTTAAGAGAATTTATCACTTATTGTAAGGAACTTGCAAACAAAGTGGGTGGTAAAGTATTGTTCAAAAATGATGTGTCCAATAATTTCGTGGTACCTTCAATTGGTTTTTCAGATGACGATGAAAGAAATGTGGAAAAAGTTAAAGAATTCTTAAACAAAGAATTTGGACTAGAGCATCCAGTAACAACTTATTTAACTAAATCACAAACTAAAACAAAATATTAATATTTAATATAATTAATAAACTAGAACGCCTAGAAAATATAAGACAAAAATTTTGAACAATCAAGTATTTATAGGTAAATAAACTAAAATAATTAAAACAAAAAATATAACAACATGGCTGACTTATTAATGAAAATGCCCGACCCGTATGAACCAAAACGTAAAAACCGATTTATTTTGACGTTTCCTACTTCATTGGGTATTAATTCTTGGTATGTAGAATCTGCTGCCAGACCAAAAATAACTATTACATCAAAAGATATTCCTTTCTTAAATACCAAAACTTATGTTGCAGGTATGTTTGAATGGGGAACAATTGGTGTTGTTTTCCGTGACCCTATTGGACCATCAGCGGCTCAAGCTCTTATGGAGTGGGTTCGTTTACACGCTGAATCAGTAACAGGTCGTATGGGATATGCCGCTGGTTACAAAAAGGATATTACTTTGGAAATGTTAGACCCGACAGGTGTTGCGGTTGAAAAATGGATTTTACAAGGTTGTTTCCTAACAGACGTGGACTTTCAGGGTGTGTCTTATTCTGATGACGGTTTACAAACCATCTCAGCGACACTTCGTCCTGATAGATGTATCTTAGTTTATTAATATTTCATTTACAAAAAACAAAGTCAGTTTATATTTAAAGCCAGAGGTAATCTCTGGCTTTTTTTATGGAAAACGAACAACAATACGGACAAATGAATTTTAACTTACCACACGATGTGGTACCACTACCTTCACAAGGTTTATTTTATGCTAATAAAAAGAAATCAGTTAAGGTCGGATATCTGACGGCTCAAGATGAAAATCTATTGGCGAGTGTCAACATGGGAACAACAAATGTAATTGCTCAATTATTAAAAAGTAAAATTTATGAACCTGATGTTAGAATTGACGATTTGTTACCTGGTGATGTTGAAGCCATTTTAATTTTCTTAAGAAACACAGCGTTCGGACCAAAATATAAAATTTCAAGTATTGACCCACAAACTTCAAAAAGATTTGAATGTGAAATTGAATTGAGTGAATTAAACATTAAACAAACAGAATCAAAACCAAGTGTTGATGGTTATTTTGAAACTAAGTTACCAATGTCTGATGATGTTGTTAAATTAAGACTTTTAACTTATGGTGAAGAAAGTTTAATAGATAGTGAACTTGATTTATATCCTGATGGAATGATAGCACCAAAAATCACAAGAAAATTGGAATCTTATATTGTTTCAATAAACGGTAATACCGACAGAGAACAAATTGTTAAGTACATTCAAATGATGCCAATTAGAGACTCACAATTCATTAGAAAATTTGTTAATGACTCTGAACCAAGATTAGATTTAAAAAAACAAGTTATAGCCCCGTCAGGAGAAAGAGTTGACACGAGTGTCAGCTTTGGGGTGGAGTTTTTTCGTCCTTTCTTCGGAATATAAAAAATTCTTATTAGATGAAATTTTCTTTTTAGTTAAAAATGCGAATTTTAAATATTCGGATATTATTACTATGCCAACTTATGAACGAAAGTATTTCATTGGTAAATTACTTGAGCAATATGATATTATTCAAGAACAACAAGAAAAAAACCGTAAATGATATTTATAAGTTATGATGACAAGTTTAAAAGATGATTTAGTTGACGTAGGTACAAATGCCGCTGCTTTAACTCTTGTAATGAAAACTTTACAAGAACAAACGGAAAAAATAAGTCTAACTGGTTTAAAAAATAGTGCCGATAAATCAATTGATTCAATTTTTAAATTACAAACCAATATAATTAAAACATCAAGAGAGTTGGGACAAAGTGCTGCTCAAGCCAAAATGATGGAAACTGAAATTGGAAAAGCGGCAGTAAACGCCCTTCAGATGGGTGGTAATTTAGAGGATGTTGTTAAACACTTTGAACAGATAAACACTACATTAGGTAGAACAACTTATGTTTCTGCAGAAGCTTTAACAAATATGGAAGCAATGCAAAAATTAGGTGTTAAAACCGAAACTTTTCAATCATTTGAAAAATTCTTTGATAAGGTGGGTGGTGGTATAGACGGTGCTGTTCAAAAACAAATGGAACTTGTAAATACTGCTAAAAGTTACGGATTAAATACTGGTCAATTTTTAACTACGGTTGCGGGTAAATTAGACATTTTAACTAAATACGGTTTTCCAAATGGTGTTAAAGATTTAGCGTCAATGGTTGCAAAATCACAAGTGTTGGGTGATACACTAAGTGTTGCTCAAGGTTTTGCTGACCAAATTATGGACAGTCCCGAAAAGGCGTATGACGCCGCGGCTCAATTACAAACGCTAGGTGGTTCATTTTCACAGCTAGGTGATGGTGCAAGATTGTTATATTTGGCACAAAACGATTTAAAAGGACTGAACGACGAATTAATTAATGCAACAAGAGGTATGGCAACATTTAACAAAGAAACGGGCCAATTTGAAATTAGTGCAAATGAAAGAGGAAGATTAAGAGCGTTAAAAAATTCTGGTATCGGTATTGACCCCAAGGAACTTGAAGAAACGGCATTAAAATTGGCTAAACAAGAAAAAATACTTGGTCAATTAGGTAATATTAATCTTGGAGGAAAAACACCTGAAGAAGAAAAAGAACTCAAAGAAACACTAGCAAATTACGCTCAATTAGGAAAAGGTGGTGTTGTTACAATTAAAGGAGAAGAAATAGGTGGATTAAGTGCTAAACAAATTAATGAAATTATGGTCGGATTACAAGGTAAAGGTAGTGAATTAAGTAACAATGCTGATAACAATGTAAAAATGATGCAGGCCAATATGTCAGCTCAAGAAGCGTCAACATTACAGTCAAATTTATTTAATCAAGCAATGGCTGTTTCAGTATTAAAAGTTGGTAAGTTTTCAGAAACATTAGACACTGTTACCGCCGCTCAAACAAAATTAATATCAATTATTAATGCAAAAACTGTAAGTTCTGAAATGGGTGGAGAGTTAGTCAATACATTTAAAACCAATATTGAAAAAACAAGTAATTCATTATCTGATGCTCTTACTAGAATACCGTTGAGTGATAAATCTAACGCCGAACAACCCCCAACACCACTAACAGTAACAGGTGCCGCTAAAATTGAAGTTGATATCAAGGGAATGGATTTAAAATTTGCGGATGTTATTAAAACAGCTACACTTGATTATGTACGTGAAGAGATGAAGAAAAAAGGGTATTCATTTTAATAACCCAATTTAAAAACAATAAAAAATCTTATTTTATCTATTTATAGAAAACAGTATAAGATGGCAGACAGCTTATTATCATTTTCAGCATCAGAACAATTTAGAAAAAAAATAATTGTTTCTAATTTAGAGCCTTATTTTGTAAAAGGTTCTTCAACACAAACTGTACCCAAAAATCTTACTTATACCAAAGAAACAACTTGGATTGACGTTCCGTTAATTAATCAACCAGACATGATTGACACTGGTGTTTCAGAAAAAAAACGACTATATACCGTCAATCAATATGGACCAAATGGTGGATATAAAACAAATGCCAATGTTGATTTAATAGTTAACGATGCCAATGAAGGTGAATTTAACTACTCAAGTCCACAAACTAAAAAGTTTGACGAAGCCAAGTTTTCACAAAAAAATCTAATCACTAAAAACTTATTTGGACCACAAGATGGGTGGGGTGACGCTTCATCAGAGTTAAATTTAATTATTAGACAATTAACAACAAGAGCTGAGTATTACACATTCAAAGCATCAAGTTATTCCCCAATTAATATTTTATTAAGCAAGGACCCAACAGGTACACTTGGAACACTTTCACAAGATTCCGCACTTGCACAAATAGGAGCAACAAGACTAAGAAAATCTTTTGAAGACTCTATTGCCTTAGAAACATACCAACAAACAATAGGTAGAGCCAACGTCCTTCAAACAGGAAGTGACCCATACAGAATATTAAACCTAATAACAGGTAGACAACCATTAATTGAACCTGATTGGCATATAACAGTACCCGATAGTATTATTGGAAAAGGATTAGATTTTATTTCAAGAGTAACAGGGGTTTACTCACCATACTCATACATACCTGGTGATTATTTTAACAACGTAGGTAAGAAAAGTATTTTAAATCAAGCCATTAATAAAGTTAGTCAAGTTTTTGGATTTCCAGCAGTATTACCAAGTAAGAAAAGTTCTTCAGATGTATTTTTAGCATACACAAGTGGTGGTTCAAGAAAAGTGTTATTTAGAAATTTATCATTAAACTATTACACACCTGACTA